GGAATATCGTTATATTCTATAATTTTAAACATTTCATAATTATTTGATATAAATTCTAATTCAAAAGTTTCAGTATCAAAAATATGAAATCCTCTCACATCATTTACATCATTCCAATATAATTGATATGGATTACCCAAATAAAATATTTTTCCATTATCAGATTTAGTATGGTAATGTCCAGAAAATACTAATTTAAAATTTTGAAATATATCACAGTCCATTCCTTCTGTCATTACATGTCCTTTATAAGGAGTGAATCCATTCAATTCGAGATGACCCATTATAACATTAGACGTAGAGGATTTAATCTTACTAAGACTATCTTCTATATTTTCAGAATTAATCCAAGGAACAAAAAGAACTTTTAATTTATCAATCAAGACTTCAGATATTTCAGAATATACTTGAATGTTATTATACTCTCTCATCAATAGATCAACTGAATTTACAGAGTTTGTGTTTTTATAATATGCAGTATGATTTCCTACAATTGTGTGAACTTTTACTCCAGTTTCTGAAAGTATATTATAATAGTTTTCCTTTGCCCATTTTAAAGACCAGATATCAATGTGCTTCCTATTATCAAAAGTATCACCCATATCAATTAATTGAGTTATACCTTGTTCTTTTAATGTTGGGAAGAATATATTGTCATAAAACTTTTTAAAGTAATTATGATACATTTTATCTGATTTTTTAACTCCAAAATGTTGATCTGTAATGATCGCAACTTTCATATTAATAATGCATTTTTGTTTGAATATTATTTTTAATACTGTTCATATCAGAAATTGATCCACTCAAAATATTATTATCTGAAACAAAGACTTCATCAAATCCAGATTGCTCTAAGATTTTATTTTTAATTTCTAATTGTTTTTTCTCTTTAGCAATTCTACGTAAGAAAGCAAAGTAAATAATCTGAGTAAAATATGCAAATGGATTGGTTGATTTTTCTGGATTAAAGTTATTAATGTATTGTACACAATTTTCTATACCATCAGATATCATATCTTCTCTAAACATATAATTAACAAAGTTTGGTTTGTATGATAAATGGGTAGCAATCTTTAGAAAGCACTCTCCAATATAATGTGTAATACGAGGTTTCTGTGAATTCTCAGACTCAGAAAGACTTATTAGTTTTTTATACTCAACTATGGCATACAGGAAGTCTTTGTTATTTACGTAATGTTCTGAGTCTTTTTTTCTTTTTGGTGTCACCATGGTCATTGTTTTTTCTCATATCTTACTTACAATTATACCACACTTGAGGGGGGCTTGACAAGTATCCCGAATATGTGTAGAATGAGTCTGTTGGGTTTGAAAGGAACCTTAGTTACTCTTATAGAGATTCTCTAAGGTATTCTTGAATTCAGATACACTAGAGATATATCCAGTAGATTTAGATGGACTAACCCTAGAAGAAACTGCTTCACTAGAGTTCTCTTTAACATATCTCCTATACATCTTTAATGTACTAATATCAGATACTTCAGTCATAGTAATAACCTTATCCATATTAATAAAGAATATTTCATCTTCAATTATCTTAATCCATGGTTCTACTTTATATGCTTTAGAACCACTTTTAGTAAAGATAATATCTTTTATAACAATAGGATTATCTAAGATTAAAACAATTCCATCTTCTTCATAACAAGGACAAACCTTAGCCATTATTTCTTCACCAGATACAAGCTTTAATACTGAATAGAACTCTTCTTCCATATTTTATATCTTTAAGTTTACATTAATAATACTATAATTAAAAGACTCTTCGTTATAGATTTTTATTCTTTCTATCAGATGGTTTAATGTGTAATTTTTAGAAGATTTTAATGATATATCATCTGCAATATCATAAAGAACTGCTTCTACTTTATCTTGGCCTTTTCTAAGAACTCTTCCAATTGATTGAAGATTCCTAATTCTTGATTTACTAGGAGAAGCAAAAACAACATTATGTAAATTTTTAATATTAATTCCAGTAGAAAATGTACCGTAGGAAGCAATGATAATTGCATTTTGTTCTTCTTCAACTATCCTTCTAACTTCTTCTCTTTCTTTTACATCAACTCCACCATAAACAAAGAAAACTTTTCTTTCCTTGTCCTTAAAATTATTTATAAGATCATAAAGAACCCTCCCATGAGAATCAACTCTACTAAACAATACTAAAGTATTTCCTTTTAAGTCTAAAGTTAAATTTTTAATAAAAGAATTTCTTCTATCATTACCTATAATAAATTGAACTTCTTCTTCATAATTATCAAATTTAATTCCATTATGTTTTAATAATAATATTTTAATATTTAAATTTGATAAATGTCCTTTTTCAATTAATTCTTTAGTTTGAATGACTTTGTAAGAAGGGCCAAACAACCCCTCTAAGACCCATTTATGCGTCTGTGTGCCGTCTAAAGTTCCAGTAAGACCAAATCTATGCTTGCAGTCTAATAATTTAGTCATGATATCAACAAGAGACTTTGATTTAAATAAATGTGCCTCATCTCCAATCACAACACGAAAACGATCAAACCATTTTAAAGGCTCTTTATAAATTGATTGCCAAGTCGTAATAACTACTGGATGATTAATATCATATTTTTCCTTTCCAGAATAAATCATATGACAATAATCTTCAGACTTCCATCCATAACTTGAAAAGTCTTTATACATTTGTTCTACAAGAGATGTTGTAGGAACTACAATTAAAGTAGATAATCCCTTTTCTGTATAATAACGAGTTATTGAGTAAATCATTAACGATTTACCAGATGCAGTTGGGGATATTAAAAGTCTTCTATTATTTTTTAATGCATCATAAACACTTTCTATTTGATAATCTCTTGGTTTATGACATGAGATAGATGTGATATAATCAGATACTCCTTCATAAGAGATATTATCGTTTACTTCAAAAGGTAATCCATAAAATTTATTATTCTTAAACTCATAAGTATAATTACTAGAATCAGCAAAATTTACTAACTTATCTAATAGTCCGACATATAATTCGTTTTTAGTCAAATTGAATAATCGTATTTTTCCATCCCAATGTTTGCTTCTATACTGTGGCATAAATTTTGCACCAGGAACTTCAAAAGTAAATAGATCGTTTAATTCTTGACATATATGAGCTTCAGCCTCAATATGTAAATAAACTTCATTCTTTTTTGAAATTACAATGTTACTCATATCCTGCTTGGAACTTTTGCCAATCAATAGCATTTTTAATTTGATATGTTCGATTATGAATTGTCTTAATAATATCTTCTAAGTACCTTAACATTGAATCATAATATTCATTTTTTAATCTAGTTGAAGAAAGTTTGTTATCAGAATCAATATACCTATTCATAGATTCTTTATCACGAACTTTATATGGAAATGGTTCTTCAGAATAAATTTCTGGTGAAGATTTTCCACTGTAATATTCATATCTTTCTTTTTTTAATTTATTATAATCTTCTAAGGATTTCTTTTTAAGTAAACATATAGTATTGTAAATTTTATAATACTTGGCATGAAGTTGTGGTATCTTTATAGATTCTAAATGTAAGTTATCAACATCTATATTTGAATCATTTTCCCATAATTCTTGTATTTCATCAAGGTTCATACTCATTATAATTTTTGTCTTTTATATTGTATATAGTGTACTTAAAATTGACTCTTGCTGTAAAATAATCATAATCTTTTTTTGTTGTATCAAAAGATAATCCAGTTAAAGAAGTTGGGAAGATATCTCTAAATTTGATATTTGCTTGTGGTTGAAAGTTACTATTCAAAACTTGCAAAGTTGCATCTGAGTATATGTTTCTAATGTCCTTACCACCTATAGATGGGTCTGTTGTATTTGTTGTTCTCCATTCATTAAATTGTGAAATGTTTTCTGGATATCCTAAACCAATTAACCAGTTATATACTTCAATATAATTAACAAGATCTTCATCAACTAGAAAATCTAAAACTAAATCTTCGTATTCTAATTTATCACCAGGGATTGGAATATCCTTTAAGTATGTTGGTTGAATTGCGACACCAAGTTTCACCCCAGGTATACCTGCTTTGGTGCAAAAAAAATCAACTCTAGGATATCTTGATAATATAAATTTAAATCCAACTGGGGACAAATAATTACGATTACTTATTTGCTTACTGTATGGAGTCTGTAATTTAGGACTCAATAACTCTAACTCTAATGCTTTCATATTCTTTTATTTTTATTTAGACAAAAAAAGGAGTCCCTAAGGACTCCTTGAAATATATGTGAATCTAAATTACATAAGATTTTTAACTTGTACTCTTCTGTAGTAACGGTTAGAGTTGGTCTTAAGTCTACCAAGGCCTTGATCAGTTCCTTCAGCAAATGGATTAGCAACCATACCGTAACGGGTTTTAAATCCGATTTTTGGTTGGAAATCATCCTGACCAACGGCACGAACCATTTGGAGGGGAACATAAGGACAATAGAATAGTCCTGCATCATAAGGAGTTGCACCTTTAAATCCGATAACATAATACTGCTGAGCAGAAATGTTAGCAGAATATGGGTCAATATAAACTTTATACTTACCATTAATAACACCAGCAAAGGTGCTAGCAGTATCGTCAACATTAAGATTGACATTAAGAGCGGGGGTGTAATCAAGTACACCTGCCATTGTGAGAGCAGAAGCAACGTCAGCGGAACAGATAATCATGTTACCTTTTCCACGACGAGTTCTTTGTGCGATAGCGTTAGCATCGCGCTCTAGTTGGAAAAGAAGACCTTTGAATTTCTCAACAGACCAACGACCATTAGAATCAACGTCGAGATCGAAGATACCAGCAGTAGCAGTATTTGCTTGAGCACCAGCTTCAGCAATTTGATAAACAGTACGAACAACTTCTCTGTTGATTTCCGCAAGGATTTCAGTCGAAAGAATATTTGCAAGTTCTGCTTCAGCATCAAGACCATGAATAGCCTTAAGATCTTGAGCAAGTTCTAACGAATAATTAGCTTTCAATGCTCTAGACTTAGCAGCAACAGTAACCTTTTCAATCGAGAAATTCATCTCGTTGAATGCGTTATTTGCACCGTCTCCAAGTGCCTCAGAGTCCGCTGTGGCCATTGCTTGTCCTACATTGTAGATGCCAGGAGAGACATCATTAAGAAGTGCAGGGTTGTTATTGGTTTGGGCAGCAGTTGTTGCGATACCAACAGATGCTTGTGCAGTATAATCACTTGCAGCAATATCAAAGTTAGCGTCTTGACCGGAGAATCTCGAATCTGGTTCGTTGAAGAATCCTTCGGTTCCAGTAGTACGGTTAGTTCCGTAACGTGTTCTCATTGCAAAGATTAGTCCAGTAGGACCAGTCATTGGCTGAACACCACAAATATCATAAGCAATTAGTTGTGGCATTGAACGTCTGATTAAGGAGATCAGAACAGGATCGAAACCAGCGACAGGACCGGTTGCAGCAGCAGTACCATAAGTACCACCACCAAAACCACCAGTTCCAACTGAGTTAGTTGGGGATGCTTCAGAAAGGAATCCACGATCTTCGCGTAGTGCTCTTTCCTGATTTTCTAGTAAGATTGCAGTAACTCCTCTACGATGTGCGTCCTTGATTGGATCAAGTCCTTCACAATTTAATAGAGGTGCCCATTTTTCTTGCAGATGTTCTGCGTTATACATTAGAAGTTTTCTCCGTTAGTTAAAATTTGTGTGAGTTTATAATTTAAAAATCACTTAATAGAGTATTTTTGAGCTGCTCTGATATACATGTCCATTGACTCTGTAAGAGTTTCTGACTTTGTTCCAAGCATTTCATCATCATTAACCCTAGATTGAGTTACTGGAGTTCTAGAAAAATATGATTCTTTGAGAACTTCCAACTTCCCACGATAGTCCTGTTCACTAATGAACTCAACACTTTCTGAAAGACTTGAGAGTTTTCCTTTTTGGGTCTCTGAGAGACCTCTAGCAACTCCGTGGAAGATGCTATCGGAAACTGATTCACTAAGTCTTTGAGTTAACTGAACGTTTCTTTCGATCTGTTCGTTGAGCTTCGTCTCCATGTCATCAAGTTTGTCTACCATGCTTTCTAGCACATTATATTTTTCTTCAGGGATTTCTACATAATGATCTTCAAAAAGACTCTTGAGTCCAGTCATGAAGGACTCCGAGAGTTCGGATTTAAGTCCGCGCTCTACTTGAAGAGCGTTTTCAGTAATCCATTCACCAGCAACATATTCTAGATAAGAGTCAACTCTCTCTGTCAGTTCGCTATGAATTGCTGCTACGTTTTCTTCAAGTGCTTTTTCGTAGCGAGCAGTAATCATATCAGCAGCTTCTTGAATTTTAGTTCTAAGTGCTGTTTCAAAAATAATTTTTGCGTTTTCTTTAAATTCTTCAGAAAGATCTTCATCGCCAAATAAAGCTTGAATATCTTCGTCTACATTAATTTCAAGTTCATCATTCTCTTCTTCGTACTCTTCAATTTCTTCAGTTTCTTCAGGTTCTTCTACTTCGGAGATAACTTCTTCATCTTCATGATCTTCTTCTTCTGCTCTCATTGCCTGAGCATTAACTACATTCCTTACAGACGCAACAGAAGCAAGATTCAATTTTGCAGAATCATCTGTTGATCTATAATTATCTGGGGTTGGTCCACCGAGGTCAGTAACACTTTGTCCAGGAGTTCCACCAACAAAGGCTCCATTACTCAACATTGGATCTCCAGGTTGAGCGGTTGCATTTACCGCAGATTTGGATTGATTAGTTGCTGTAGGGTGCATTTCTTGTAAATTACTAATTGACATTTAGATCTCTCCGAATAAATTTTAACTGTCTTTATTCTATTATTTATTTATCAATTAAAGATTTTTCAGGTAATAATTGAAGAGATTTAGTAATTTTTCCTCATTTATTTTTTTATCTGAACTCATTTTCATTGTTAATAAACCATTTAAAGTTTGTTCTGCAAGTTTGCCATTTTGCCAAACCCATTCTTTCCCCTCCATAATTCCTTGAACAAAAGCATCAGGTGCCGAGGGATCTGCTACAATATCTGCAGCAGTTGATAACATAAAGTCATCTCCAACATATTTAACGCCATTTCTTTCAACAAGAGAACCAACTCCTCTTGAAGAAACCCCAAGTTTAACTCCTTCATCTAAAAGAGATTTAGCAATATTTCCCATTGGAGTATCAAGAATTTTTGCTTTTCCTATAAAATTATTTCCTTCAGATTTTAAACTAGTGATCATGTGTGATACTCTATGCAAATTTACAGTTGGCCCATCTGGATGTCCAAGTTCTCCTAGTGCTCTACCACAACTGATATACTTATCAGTATATTTTTGAACTTCTCTTTCTAAAATTGGAAATGGATAAGAACGTCCATTCCTATTGGTAACTTCTGCCTGAAGAAAAGGTCCAGTAATATACAAATTAGTTTTACCGTTTTTTTCTTCTCTAATAACTTTAATGGATTCGATCTGTTCTGTAATTAGTTTCATGGTTATGCTTGTGATGTTATTTGAACTTGTGAAATTTGTGCATAACCAGATGAATTTCCAAAAGTATTAACTACCACGGATCTTCTTGCATCAGCATTTCCAGTAAACGCTGCAGCAGAAGAAGTATTAAATGAAACTGTAATTGATTCTGAACCTGGAGTTGCATTTAATGTTGTAATTAATTGATGACTACAGTTATAAGCAGCAACCGAAGATCCAGTAACTGTTACAAAATCTCCGACCAGAAATGGATTTCCAGTGTTTTCACTGAAAGTATAAACAGTTGATGTACCTGTGGTTGCAGCACTCACTCGATTTGATGCAATTCTATCTTTTAAAATTGCAACATCAGATGTTGGAACAAAATAATCATTTCTGGATGTTGTTGCAGTTGCTGTAGATGCAATTCCAACATGAGATGCAACTGATGTTGCAATTCTTAAAAATCCAGTTTGTAATGAAATGGGAATAGATGTTGATCCAGTTCCTGCTAAAATTGCAACCGTAGTTCCTGTTCCTACTGTTTTATGTGCCATTACTCTTCTTCTACCTCTTGTTGTGTGGGATCAAACAATTGTGCTGAAACATATGGTCTTACATCATCAACCATTTGAACCGATCTATCAAATAACATTTGTTTGATATTATCTGCTAAATCCGCAGGAGATGCATCAGACATTATCATGTCAACAAATTCCGAAGTTTCCATAAATTGTTAATAATTTTTAATTATTTATAATTATTTTCTATTGGTATTTTATTTTTCTGGTGTTTTAGTAGATTTAGCCTCTTTTTCTAAATCTGGATCTTTTGAAGGTTTTCCTAATCCAATCTCAAGATCTTTAGTATTTTGATTTTGAGTTTTCTTAACAAGTTTGGAACCAACACCCTTAATATAATCCATTGGCATTCCTGTTGATGGATCAATCGGTGGTTCTTTAGGTTGAATAATTCCAACTTCTTTTTCATACGCCATTTTTTGATCTTCTTCTACAATCTCTTGATCAGTCTGTTTCAAAATATTTTTTCTAATATAATCTACAGAATAATATTTACCTATATGAGGATCCATTACTTGCAAAAGATTCATTCTTTCGTTCATCAATTCTGTTTGTTTTAATTCTGCGAAATGATTATCGTATAAGTAATCATATTGAATATGTTCCCCCATCAAATCCCATTCTTCAGGGGTTACAATATTCTTTAAAATAAGTTGAGTTCTCAACATATCATGAAAAAGATTACTGAATTTCTTTCTAAGTCTTCCTACAAACCTTGAGAATTGAATTTCGTCTCGTAAAATTTCGGAAGATCTTCCTAGATT